CTAATAAGAGAATTCATGAAGAGTGTGATGAGCACTGGGAAAATCCCCATGATCCTAGTATCTTTGATTTTGCTGATTCTGAATTCTTAAAGTTCAAAAAGTCTGCACAGAAGGAGGTTAATTATCTTGTCAAAGAATTTGAATGCAGAAAATCTGCTAGTAGTTATGCTCGTGCTACTGTTAGTCGGACTGGAGTTCTGGACTGCTCTAAACTCCACACATACAAATACAACGAAGATCTATTCAAGAAGGTGACCACACTTGCTGATGGTAAGAATCATGGACTGGTCTTTGTTCTTGACTGGTCTGGTTCAATGGGAAATGTGATGCTTGACACGCTGAAGCAACTTTTCAATCTTGTGTGGTTCTGTAAGAAAGTTGGCATTCCTTTTGAAGTTTATGCCTTTACTAATGAGTATCCTCTCATCAATCAGAAATCTGGCATCAGAGAACTTTCTTATCAAAAGAAAGAAGGGTTAATGTGCGTTGGTGAATATTTCTCACTTATGAATATCCTGACGCATAATGTCAGCAGCAAGGTTATGGAACATCAGATGAAGAATATTTTCCGACTTGGATATTACTTCAGTCGTTATGCATTGTATCCTATTCCCATCGGAATGGGACTTTCGGGAACTCCTCTTAATGAAGCAATGGTTAGTCTTCATCAAATCATTCCCCAATTCAAGAAGACTAATGGTGTTGAGAAAGTTCAGTGTGTTGTGCTGACTGATGGTGAAGGATACTGCCCTAAGTATCATCGTGAGATTCAACGTTCTTGGGAGCACGAACCTTTCATTGGTCTCGGTAGTATTGGACCCAATTGTTTCTTGCGTGACCGCAAAACCGGAAATACTTATGCTCTCAATGGAGATTGGGGTATGATGACTGATACTCTTCTTACAAACTTGAGAGACAAATTTGTTGATACTAATTTTATTGGTATTCGTGTTCTTGAAGGTCGTGATGCAAATCCGTTTATTCGTCGTTATTGTGATTACGATCAATATTCTAAAATGGAAAAATTGCAGACTGAATGGAAAAAGCAAAAGTCTTTTGCCATCAAAAATTCTGGATATCATTCTTACATTGCACTTTCTGCAACTGCTCTCGGAAATGAATCTGAATTTGAAGTTGAAGAGTCTGCCTCTAAAACCCAAATCAAGAAATCATTCATGAAGAGTCTGAAAAACAAGAAGATGAACAAGAAGATTTTGAATGAGTTTATTGAACTCGTTGCCTGATAAATATTCTCATCTAAACCAATTCTTGAACTGTCCACTAGGCACCTTACAAGGTGCCTTTTTCTTGTATAATAACTTCAGTTAAACAAAACAACCGATGGGTCTGTCTAAAGAAAGCATCATTGAGTGTCTTCGCGAATCTTATGGTGAGTCTGTAAATTCTGCTGAAATCAAGGCATTCTGCCAGATGAATGATTTTAACTATCAGACTGTCACCAACAAATTGACTGATTACAAAGTTGGTCGTGGTAAGTGGAACCTGACTATTCAAGAAAAACTTGAGCAAAATTATCAGGCACCTCCTGCTATGCCTGTTGTAGAACAAAACCTTATCCCTCTGAAAGATGATACCTTCGTCAAGTTTGGCAACTTTGGTGACATTAAAAAAATTATTCAGTCCCGTCAATTCTATCCAACGTTCATTACTGGACTCTCCGGTAATGGTAAAACTTTCTCGGTTGAGCAAGCATGTGCTCAATTGGGTAGAGAACTTATCCGTGTAAACATTACTATTGAAACCGATGAAGATGATCTTATTGGCGGTTTCCGCCTTGTTGATGGCAACACCGTCTGGCACAATGGCCCAGTCGTCGAAGCACTTGAACGAGGTGCTGTCTTGCTCCTTGATGAGATCGACCTCGCTAGTAACAAAATTCTCTGTCTCCAATCTATCCTTGAAGGAAAGGGAGTTTTCCTTAAGAAGATCGGACGACGAGTTGATCCTGCAAGTGGATTCAACGTCATCGCCACAGCAAACACTAAGGGTAAAGGTTCAGACGATGGACGATTCATTGGAACTAACGTGCTCAATGAAGCCTTCCTTGAGCGTTTCCCAGTAACTCTTGAGCAAGAATATCCCACTCCCACTAATGAAGTAAAAATTCTTTTGGGTGTTGCTGCCTCTGTCGGTAAGCATGATGAGGATTTCTGTAGGCGTCTGGTTGATTGGGGTGACATCATCCGTAAGACCTTCTATGATGGTGGTATTGATGAGATCATCAGCACTCGTCGTTTGGTTCACATCATCCGTGCTTATGGTATTTTCAATGATAAGGCAAAGGCAATTCAAGTTTGCGTCAATCGTTTCGATGATGAAACCAAGCAAGCATTCATGGAACTCTATGATAAGGTTGATGCTGATTTCCAAATGCCAATTGACGAAGAGGTTCAATCCTGATATAATAAATTATGACTAACTCTTGGTCCATGCTCTATGATGAAATTTTGAAAATGGATAGACTTGACGATAGTATCGGTTCCATTACCTTACAATCGGAACCATATACTCAATACAAATATAGTGAGGAAAAAATCCTTAGTGAACTGAAAGAGTATATTACCAGCACTTATAGACAACACTATTCTGCTGGTAATGACCAAATTCAGACTCTTGATCTGATTGAAGCTTGTGGTGATGGTGAGGCATTTTGCCGATCTAACATTCTAAAATACGCTTCTCGATATGACAAGAAGGGCACTGCCCGTCGTGATATTATTAAGATTCTGCATTATGCAGTTCTTCTCCTACACTTCAGTGATAAGAACGCACCTCCGACCGAAACTTACAATCAATGACCACAAAATTACGCGAACGCACCATGAAACTGAGTGATTCAACTCTGTCTATTTTGAGAAATTTTGCAGGAATTAATAATTCTATTCTTGTAAAGCAAGGCAATCGTCTTCGCACTATTTCTGTTGCTAAGAACATTCTAGCAGAAGCAAATCTTACTGAAGAATTTCCTTCTGACTTTGCACTTTATGATCTTAATCAGTTTCTCAATGTAAATAACAGTCTCTTTAGAAATCCTGAATTGGATTTTACTGATAGGGGATACGTTGTTATTAGTGAAGGCAAATCAAAGCAAACTTTTTTCTTTGCCGATCCAAATGTAATTGTCACTCCTCCAGATAAAGACATTACTCTTCCCACCGAAGATGTTTGCTTTGAACTGAGCACAGAGCAACTTGACAAACTTCTTAAGGCAGCTGCCATTAATCAACTTCCAGATTTTTCTGCTATTGGTAAAGATGGTAAGGTCACTTTGGTTGTTCGTGATAAGAAGAATGATACATCTAACAACTTTAATATTGTTGTTGGCGAAACCAACTCCGAATTTTCATTCAACTTTAAGGTGGAGAATATCAAGATTCTTCCCGGAACTTACGAAGTTGTTGTGTCACAAAAACTTCTGTCACGATTTACTTCTAAAAACCATGATCTGACTTATTATATTGCTCTAGAACCAGATTCTACCTTCGAGTGATATGAATATCTTTGTGACCGATCCTGACCCCATCGTTTGTGCTCGGGTTCTACCTGACAAACACATCGTCAAGATGCCTCTGGAGTGCTGTCAGATGCTTTCTATCGTCGCATCCGATAAGTGGGGTCATGGGTTTGGAACTCTTCCTAAGGCAGACGGAACTCCCTATGCCACAGAAAAGGGTGCATTTCGCAATCACCCCTGCACCGTATGGGCATCAGATTTTGTTCTTAATTGGCGTTGGTTGATTTCTCATGGTCTTGCCTTGTGCGAGGAATATTCACATCGATATCAAAAGATTCATACTTGTTTAAATGCTCTCTCCCATGCAAACAAAATTTTTCCCTACGGAGATCCAGCAGGGAGATCCGGAAAAGAACCCAGACCCTTTGCAAGGGCAATGCCAAATGAGTTTAAATTTGACACAAGCATTGACACTTTTACTGCTTACAAAATGTATATTGCGTCCAAACCTTGGGTTGCATCTAATTATCTTCGTGACCCATCCAGAAAACCGGATTGGATATAAATGAAGCATATACTTTTTACCCTTAAAGGATGTCCATACGGATTGCTCGACGATGAAGCACATATTCGCAATGTGTTGGCAAATGCTGCTCAGTTGTCTGAAAGCACATTACTGAATATTTCATCACATAAATTTGATCCACATGGCGTGACTGCCGTAGCACTTCTTGCCGAGTCTCATATTTCTATTCACACTTGGCCTGAAAACAATAGGGCAGTTTGTGATATATTCACTTGTGGGGATCATACTAATCCACGAGCTGGTGCTACTTACATATATGAAGCAATGGGAGCAACTGATTTAGTTTCCGAAATGTTTAACAGACCTCTACATTAATTATGCGTGATGAATTTCTCTGGGTTGAAAAGTATCGACCCAAAACAATTGAAGAATGTATTTTACCAACAAACATTAAGAAGACTTTCCAAGACTTCCTAGATAAAGGTGAAATACCAAACATGCTTTTAACTGGACCTGCAGGGTGCGGTAAAACAACTGTTGCTAAAGCATTATGCAATCAACTAGGAGTAGACTACTATGTCATCAATGGATCCGATGAGGGACGATTCCTTGATACTGTCAGAAACAATGCGAAAAATTTTGCTTCGACCGTCTCACTTCAAGCAACTGCGAAACACAAAGTCATCATTATTGATGAGGCAGATAACACAACCAACGATGTACAACTCCTCTTACGGGCGTTTACTGAGGAGTTTAGTAACAACTGCAGATTCATCTTCACTTGTAATTTCAAAAACAGAATCATCGAACCCTTACACTCTCGATGCACTTCAGTTGAATTTGGAATTAAAGGAAAAGACAGACAGGCAATTGCCGCATCATTCTTCAAACGCATCCAAGAAATCTTGGTTGCAGAAAGTGTTGAATATGATAACAAGGTCCTGGTAGAACTAATCAATAAGCACTTCCCTGATTGGAGACGTGTATTAAATGAGTGTCAACGATACTCTGTTAGTGGTAAAATTGACTCTGGTATTCTTGCCACTTTCTCTGATGTTGCAGTAAATGATCTTCTCAAAAATCTCAAAGAAAAAAACTTCCCTGAAGTCCGTAAGTGGGTCGTTTCTAATTTGGACAATGATACTACTGTACTTCTGCGTCGTATTTACGATGCTCTTTATAATGCCCTTGAAAACAATAGCATTCCTGCTGCTGTGCTCGTTCTTGCTAAGTA